GCATTAGTTGCTTAATAGCACGAATTGCTAAAGACAAAGGGCAATAAACCTGGCACATTGCAGCTATGCTCGGGAAGCAAAGCGAACTGAGCGCGATGATGCAGCAAGCCACTGGGTGGATATATGTCGGGCATGCGCTTAAATGCCACCAATGACCAAATAAAGCCTCGGTTAATCGCCGGGGCTTTTTTGTTTCTGCACAACAGGTAAGAGCAGTGGGGCATGGGCAATATCATGTATGGGCCTCGGAACCTAATAGCTAAATATTGTCATTCAATGCTCTTTCCGTTGTGGTGAGAACTGAATCTGTAATGGGTATCCGCCGAAGAACCTTTCAGAAGGGCGCGGACTAAGTAGCACGTAGCAGCCAACCACAAATAATTCAAAGGTCGCCAAAGAGCGGCCTTTTTCTTTTGCGCCCTTCGAATCAACCCTCAGATATCCATGACAGATCGTTGCGGCGCACTTTAAACAAAAAATCCGCTCAATGGCGGATTCTTCGGTTAGCTACCTCACGGCACAAGGCGGAGCTTCTTCTATCGACAAGATGAAGTTTAGCCGGACTTGTTCAGCTCAACATTTAGACAACTCTGAAAACGGACAAGTCCCCTACACGGGGGTTGAATGTGAAAAATATGCCTTATAAATCCGATCCGGGCTTCATTGCCACGCTGATTGCGCTGGGCATGACTGTGCTCGGGGCGGTGGCAGCATATGCCTACAAAGTTCTCAGCGGAGACGCGTTCTCGTGGCGCACGCTCTGCCTGCAGTTAATCGTATCCATATTCGCCGGATTCCTGATGATGCTGCTCGCTACTTATTGGAAGTGGCCTCAGGAGGTTACTGGTGCCATATGTGGCATGGCCGGCTGGTCTGGTTCATCTCTTATCAAGGCTCTCGAAAAGCGATTCCTTCAAAAAGCCTCTGGTGACATTGGAGTAACAGGAAATGACTAAAGACCAGTTCAGACGCGCCGCGAACATCAGTCAGTCTCTGGCTGAAAAGTGGTTCGGACCTGTCACTTCTGCGATGGATGAGTTCGGCATCGACACGCCGAAGCGCCAGGCTTATTTCATTGCGCAGGTCGGCACTGAGTCCGGCGGATTCACCAGTGTGAGCGAGAGCTTCAACTACTCCGTTGCAGGGCTCGCCTTATTCGGATCGCGACTGACACCTGCACAGCGGGAGCAACTTGGGCGTAAGCCAGGAGAGTTTGCATTATCTCCAGAGCGACAGATGGCTATAGCCAACCTCGTTTATGGTGGCCGATATGGTAACAATCTCACAGGTGATGGATGGAAGTATCGCGGGCGCGGACTGAAGCAAGTCACGTTCCGCGATAATTACTCTGCATGCGGCAAAGCATTAGGAATCGATCTCGTTAAACAGCCTGAGCTACTGCAGACCGATATGAACGCGGCACGCTCTGCCGGGTGGTTCTGGAAAGCCAATAACTGCAATCAGTTTGCTGACGCAGGTGATGTGGTTGGGCTGACAAGGCGCATTAACGGCGGCAATAACGGGATGGATGATCGCAAGGCCAGAACAAAGATTGCGGAGAGTGTTCTATGCCAAGCCTGAACGCACTGAAAATTCTCATTCCGGTCATCTTCACTGTCATCATCATCGGCTTTATTGCAAAGCTGGGATATGACAATCAGAACCTGACAAACCGCAACGAACGCCTACGCACATTAAACAGCGAACTGCTAAGCAAGAACAACGACCTCGCGGCCACAATAAAGAACCTGGCTGACCGCGTCGGAGAGCAAAACGAGATTGTACGGACTGAGGCAAAGCGCCGGGCCGCAGCAGAAATGAAACAGCAGGGGTTGCAGGATGAAATCAAAGACGCACTGCGTGGCAATACGTGCAGCGTTGTTGTTATGCCTGACGACGTTACTGGCAAGCTGCGCGAACAGGCAGATTCAGTACGCAACGGTAAAGACACCTTACCTGCCGATTCCAGCCAGCCTGCTAAGTGAATGCCCGGTGCCGGATATCCCCAAGCACATGACATACGGCGACAGTGTGCTTCTTAACTTCAGGCTCCTTGATGCTCTCGACGAGTGCAACGGCAAGCTGAGAGCAATCAGCAAGATTGACGAAAACAGAGCCTGACTTCGGTCGGGCTTTTTTATGCAGTAAGCCCCCGCGCATCGCAGCGCATATCAATCCCGAGTCTTTCAGAAAGCTGAGCCTGAGAAATGCCGAAAAGGTGCGGACCTCTCGGGGCGGCTTTTCGGTGCGAACAGGCTCATCTTTCTAAAAGGTATCCGTGATGACTGCAAAAATCCTAACTAGAAATGGTGGGAGGGTATACGTAGCTAGTGATGGCACGAAAGTAAAGGGGGGTATGTCTTCAAGGAGTAAATGCCTGGGAAGATTTACCGAGCTAAGAAAGGTCGATGGTTTTGTTGTATCCGATAGCTGGATGACAGCAAAGCGCTATGACTTCAGGATAGTCGAGAAGATGGCTCATCAGAAATTGGCAGCTCACAGGCTTCATGGGGAATATTTCAATATAACCATGAGCGAAGGCATAGAGGCTGTTATTGATGTGATGCGCGAGCTTGATTCAAATGGATTTAGCGGATTCGTATAGCGCTGAATTAGCAACCAGCAGGAAGTTCTGAATGAGCTATGTTTGCATCCCATCGCTACACCTAAAGCTGAAGTGGTGGGTTATTCCTGCGGTAAAGGCAGTAGGCATAATCATCCACCTGACAGGCATCGATCACATAGCCGGGCCAGCATCACAAATCATCACCCGTCACGGCATCAGCAAAGAATTCTCACTGAGGAAAGCTAAATGGCGCGATTCAAGCTCATCTGCAAGCTAAGCATCAAGTGGTGGGTGCGACCGCTGATTACTGCCTGCAAGGTATGGGTATTCGTATCACGCAAGAGCATTGATGCAGACCGCCTGGCGCACTTCATTGCGCATAACGGGATGAAGAAGAAATTCACTACGGAGTAAACGATCATGGCTAGGCCAACCAAGTACCAGAAGGCGTATGCCGAGCAGGCTCGCAAGCTGTGCATGCTTGGCTATACCGATGACCAACTCGCTGACTTCTTCGAGGTTGCAGTATCGACCATTCAGAAATGGAAGTTAGATCACCCCGAGTTTTCGGACTCCATAAAAAAGGGCAAAGACATTTCTGATGGAGAAGTAGCTGACAGTCTCTACCAAAGGGCCATGGGGTACGTTGCACCGGATGTCGACATTCGCGTCATCAATGACCAGATCGTGAAGACGGAAATACAGAAACACTACCCACCAGATACTGCGGCGGCAATCTTCTGGCTGAAGAACCGACAGAAGAAAACATGGCGGGATAAAATCGACCACGGCATTGAAGGTGCTGATGGTGGTCCTGTGCAGGTGGTGAACTACACCCCGGCAGATTACGCAGCAGCACAGGCGCAGCTGGAGGAGAAACTAGACGGGTTGGACTGATATGAGCAAAGTCATCGAGTGGGAGGATTTAACCTTCCCTGAGCGTGTTGTGCTTAAAACAAAATCCACCAAGTCGTTTCTCAACTTCACCCGTTTATGGTTCGAGCTGGTGCAGGGCGATAGGCTGCTGGTCAACTGGCACCACCGCCTGATGGCCTCAAAGATTGATGATTTGATTGCTGGTCGCCTAAACCCGCGAAACCTGATTATCAACATCCCCCCGGGCGGCACGAAAACAGAATTCTTCTCCATCCACTTTCCGGCCTATGTGAACGCACTGGTGCAGGAAGGTCGATTAAAGCGCTTCCGTAATCTGAATATCTCCTTTGCTGACACACTGGTTAAGCGCAACTCGCGCCGCACCAGAGACATCATCGCCAGCAAGGAGTATCAGGAGCTGTGGCCCTGCGGATTCGGCGTTAACCAGGCTGAAGAGTGGGAAATCATCGACAGCCGCGCTCGTTCGACTGGGCAGACAATCTCCCGCTCCAGCAACGGACAGATTACGGGTGGTCGTGGTGGCTACTATGGCGAGCTGTTCTCCGGCG